AAGTAGTGTACTTGTTTGTAAATTCTTTGTTAGTCCGTCAATATCTATACCAAGATAAGGTAATCCACTCATACATCCTAAGAAATTACTCATAGTATATGTACCATACGGACCATTACCCAATGCAATTAATGCTAATCCTTGACTTGCTAGTGTAGTATCAGTTGGAACATTAGTGCCATTAACGTTCAAATTTTTAATTGTTTCTAAACTATTAACTACTTGTGCAAACTTTTCAATTGGTACACTAGAAATGTTTTTAATCTGTTGCATTGACACACTAAAGCAACCGGCAGCTTTAGCAATATCAGGTGGTAATATACCATCTAAATATGCACCAAACCCTTGTGGTATAGCTTGTATTGTTAATATATTAGATTGAGTACCTTCAGGCGTAATCTGTTCTGTACTAGATTGAGCAACATTTGTATTAGGACTAGTAGTTTCATATGCATTACTAGCAGGAGCATCCATATCATTGCGCTCTGATACTACTCTAAGATTTTGAAAGAAGCCAGCCATTATAATTAACTCCCTATACCGGTAGCTGATGTACCACCTAAAGCACGACCAACTGATTGACTAGTTGCTGTAGGTGATCTTAACTGACTATTCAACCCATCATTCACGTATATAGGATAATATATTTTACTATTAGCTGGTCCACCTACTGTATTATAAACCGGAACTGTTAATGATGCATAACTATTAGGGAACAACTTTATTGGACTTAATAAATCAGCTAATGATTCTAAACCAGCTGTCTTGCAATTCAATGATACTAACACATCTTTCAAATCTTGTCCTAATATAATACCAAATGCCCCGTATATTTTACGTTCTTGTTCTTTGGTTACTGATGATATATTACCCAGCATTTGTTCTAACTCTGTTACAGTAATGTTACTTGCAATTAATGCAAGACTTACTGAAGAAGTAATACAATTGTTTTTCTGTAATGTAGATAACAAGTTACTAGGTAAACCAAATGTTGCAATAGTTTGTAAATTTATCGCTTTGCCACTAGCAAGTAAATCTTGTCCAAATACAGTAGTTGCTACACTTACACCGGCAATATCACCTGTTATTAAATCGTTCATATTACTATATGTACCATCTAAAAATTCTTGTGAGTTATTTACTGCTAATATAGCATCATTACTAGATTCAATAAAACTATAAGATGACATAAAGCCTGATAAAAAGTCTTTGTATGCTCCACTATCGGCTGATAGTCCACTATTGTAATTAAATTCATTATATCCTTGTAATGCAAACAATCTTACATAACCCCAACGTGTTACTTCATTTGTATATGTATAGTTACTGGCCCAGTTAGGATATCCAGTCCAATCAAATGTTGATGGTGGACTATTACCTAATGCAGGAATACTACTTGCCCCAATAGATATTAAATTATTATAGGTTGTACTATTAACTTGTCCTCTACCGTACGCATCATTAATTGAATATGTAAGTAATCTTAAACAAGTTTCATTAACAATTTTACCTAATTGAGTAGCAGATGTTACACTGGTACTAGAGCCTGTAAAGGTTATCATAATAGGATTAATATTAAATCCAATATTTTGTAATAGTGAACTTAATGTATTAACACCTAACGGGCTTTGTTTTCCTGTATCGCTCATGGAACAAAAACGTCAGGACTACCTTGTACGATACTATGACCGCAACTGTTTCCTGACCCTACTCTGAGTACTGGCACACCTTCACAAAACACAGTTGGACTACCATCTGTAGTTGTTGCCGCTTTATGAGGTGGATGGGGTTTTCTAGCCCAAGGAGCGTGTGGGGTAATCTGACTAACATGTAGCCCTACTTTAATTCCATTAGCAAATACAGTATCGGCACCACGCATTATTGCGCCACCTTCTTGATTTGTATCACCTACACGACTTAGTTTTGCCATTTTATCCCAATACAATTTTTTTACTAGGTACCTTAATGCCAGTTGTTGCTTCTAGGTACTTGTCTTTGATGTTATCATCTGTCTCTGCATACATTGCAACACTAGTAGTATTTAGCTTAAATTCACCCTTCGGATTTGCGGTAAAGATACTTGGAATCATTTGCATACCCTGTTGACTTGGTGCAATAGATACTGGTTCTTCAATCTGAATAAACTCACTACCTGCTTGAATTACTTTTGCAATTAATTCCTCGCCGGAATTAAGCTTAAATGTGTACACTGTGTTTGGTTGTATTGATATTTGCATTACGCTGCCTTTGTTAAAAATTGTTTAAGTTCATTGAATCCACCGATTAATTGTCCATCAATTATAATCTGTGGTACTGTTCTAGCTGATGGAATTTCTTCTAATAGTTCTTCTTTTGTATATCCGTCTCCGATTTTCTTTTCTTCAAACGGTATCTCTCGTTGACCCAACAATGCTTTTGCTTGATCGCAGTAGGGACAATGGTACTTTGACCAAATAATTGCCTTCATTTTATTCTCCTTAAATATTTGGTAAGTCATCATAGTCTAATGATTCACTCATTACTCCTATAACGTAGTTTGTTGATTCAGTTTCCTGCAATGCAGATTGTTTCTTACTTGTGTCACTATGTTTATTGAACCAAGGAATAGGTGTACTCTTTGGCGATGGACTATTATATCGTATGCCAATTTCTTTTAATGCACCTACGGCCGTATAATCTACAAAGTCTTTTAATACTGTTGCATTTAATCCAATAACAGGGCCCATCTTAAATAGATAATCAGCCCAGTCTTTTTCTTCTTTAATAACATCTAGGTATAGTTGATAGACTTCAACTTCGCATTCTGATTTAACTTGTGCAAAACGACTATCTTCTTTTACAACTTGATTAATAAGGTAAGCAGTCCAACCTTTATGGAGAAGTTCATCTTGGAGAATTAAACTGATAATGTTACCATTACCAATAAAGATTTTGTTCTCAACCATTGCTAAACTAGTAGCAAATGATACCATAAATCTAAATGCTTCCAATGCGTAACTAGCATGTAATGCCATGTAAATTGCTTTGATGTGTTCTTTCTCGTTTACATCTTGCCCTAACTCTTTGCGACAGTTAACTTTATGTAGTTCATCATAGTAAAGACCCACACTACTTGCCATGTCAACAATCTCTTTTGTATCATGTATTGTATTGAATACATCTTTGGGTACATTATATATGTTACGAATGATGTGACTGTATGACCTACTATGAATATTTGATTCAAAAAATCCCCAATTAAACATCAATGCTTCTAGTTCAGGTAAGGATACTACCGGAGTAAACACTTGAGTTGGACCTCTACCCTGTAAACTATCTAGTGCTGTTTGACGTAACAGATTACTAGTAAAGATATGTTTAACCGCATCTGATGCATCTTTGAAATCATTGGCATCTTTGGTTAATGAAATCTCTTCTGGAACCCAGAAGAAACCACGTGCCGTTGTTTCAAAGTCTGCAATCTTTTTATATTTCACCTCCTCAAACCTTTGAATGGTTACGGGACCTTCCGGGTCCAAAAACATTTTTCTATTCAAATAATCTGTCTTAGTGTGTAAGTTGTATTGTTGTTTTGACATTGTTTTTCCTTAAAGCTTACAAGCTTCGCAATCTTCTTCATCCATATCATTAAAGCCACTTGGCAAATCTAATACAGTTTCATCTTGACTCTTACTACCTGCTTTGTTAATCAAGCTATAGTAGAATGTTTTTAATCCCCACACATGTGCCTGCATCAAGTTCTTAGCAATCAATGTTGTTGGGACTTTTCTCTCAGGGAAATGTGCTGGATTATAAAACGTATTAGTACTTATGCTTTGATCAACATAGGCTGCAATCACAGCCGCTGTCTTTAAGTACCCGTCACAATCTTTTTGATCCCACATCAATTGATATTTGTTTTTCAACTTATGATATTCTGGGACAACTTGTACAAAACTTCCTGCTTTACTTTCTTTAACTGAAATTAAACTCATTGGCATTTCAATACCATTAGTGCTATTGATAACTACACTACTAGATTCTACAGGAGCCACTGCCATTTGTGTAGCATTACGGACACCATGACTACGCATCATAGCACGTAATCCTTCCCAATTCAATTCAGGTTCAAAGTTTGTTAATTCATTAACACCTTTAGCACGTAACTCCCAGGGAAATATACCTTGACCATAACGTGTTTTATCACTATGTTCACATCGTCCACGTTCTTGTGCTAGTTCTACACTTGCTTCAGTTAAGTAGAAGGATAAGTGTTCCATCCACGTCTTGACTTCAGCCAATGCGTCTTTTTCTCCGTACTTGAGACTTCGCTTGGCGTGCCAGTAGGCAAGATTAGTGATTCCAATTCCAAGAGGTCTGATTTCATCGTTTGATAATTTAGATTGAATGGATAGAAAGTCTTGATAGTCAAGAATGTTATTGAGGCTACGATGCAGTATGCGACAAGCACGGCGCATATCTTCTGGGTTACGGAACGCACCCCAATTAATACTGCCCAATGTGCAAAGAGCGATACGACCATCGCTGTCATCCAGACGTTTAAAGGATTTAGTAGGTAAAAGAATTTCACAGCATAAGTTACTCTGGTAAATTGTATGATATTCAGGATCAAATGGTCCCTGTTTCATTACGTTATCAACGAACACTAAGTAAATACGACCTGTATCTGTTCGTTCTTTTAATATGCCTGACTTGAATACTTCTTCAGCCGACATTGTTTTCTTTCTCAGGTCTTTACGTTTTTCATATTTAACGTATAATTCTTCAAACAATTCTGTATTACTATAGAATGCTTGATAAAGATCAGGTACTTCGTTTGGATCAAAGAATGTTATTTGTTCTTTGTTTTTGAATCTTCTCCAGAAGAATGCGCTAAGAACAACCCCATAGTCCATGAACCTGACTCTAGTTTCGTCTGTTCCTTGATTGTTTTTAAGTACGATAAGATCATCAAACTGATGATGCCAAATGGGATAAAATACAGTAGCACTTGCATTACGAATACCTCCTTGACTGCAACTTCTTAAGTCACCGAACCATTTCTTTAAGAACGGTATCATGCCGGTGTGCATAATCTCTCCACCACGAATAGGTGATCCTAATGGTCGTAGTCTACCAATTTCTAAACCTATGCCAGCACGTTTGCTAGCATATTTAGCCATCATTTCTCCGCTAGCAAATATACTGTCCAAATCATCGTCACTGCGGATAAGTACGCAACTACTAAACTGTTTAGTAGGAGTGCCAAGACCAGCGAGAACAGGAGTAGCA